TAAGTGCAATTAAGATGAACATCTGCATTCCAAAGGGTTCTTAAATCGGTGTAAGAATCAATCCCAATGGCGACATCGGGCGGCGGCTGTAAAAACCTATAAAATTGCATATACCATAAATTAAAATTTGGCGAAACATAAGGATAATTATTTGCGCTATCATATACGTCACGAATGCGACATAATTCCTGAATAGGACGCATTGTAACGTTGATGTGTAATTCATTGTATTGTAAAGAAATCAACGGAAACGCCATTTGTGATTTAAAATTAAACCAACTATTTAATGGAATATATAGTGTTCTTCCACTTATAGATGGAGCTGCTCCAGTTGGATTATAATATGCATTTGGGTAAGAATTTACACGAGTACCATAATTTGCCGGGTCATTTAATTGTGTATCATAACCAATCATTTCATTAAATAATTGGATTTTTTCTGTAGGTAAATCTCGCTGAATCATAAGTTTCAAATATTCACCAGAAAATTCTTGCAGAGTTTGATTACCACATGTAATAGTAATGCGCGAAATCATCATTGCACCCAAATAATCTATCCATTTAAATTCATATGGCACCCATTGTCCACTGTTATAGAGCTCAGAATTTTGGTCTGTATTTGGAGGCATGATAGGGCTCCAAATATTTGGAATATCAACGCTTAAATAACAGTCCATTAAAAGGTCTGCATATCGTGGTATTTTGAATGTAAAATAAGATTCTTCTGCTAAACGTAAAGTTTTGGCTCCTTCAAAATCAACACGAAATTTTTGTAAACCAAAATTTGTATAATGTGCATAGGTTGCTTTAAAAAAAGTTTTTGAAGGATTTCCATTTAATATTACATTTTGTTGTCCTTCACTTACTAATTGCATTAATCCTCCGGCCATCTTTTAGATATACTATATAAATAATTTATATTTAATTGTCTTTGATTAAAATATTAATATTGTTAATTAAAATTTTATAAAATTAGTATTATAATATAGTAGGACAATGGACGCAACAAATAAAACAACTAATAAAATGATGAATATGATGGCAAATCTTAAGGAGAATTATGCTTCTTATATATTATTTAGCATGATTATTATAATTATTATTGCAACACTATGGTATTATTATTATATGAGAAATTTATTGAGTCGTGAATGTAATAATATGAACTCTATTTTTGCATCATTAAATGGTTCATTAAAGTCGTTGAACCCAACAGACCCTAATTGCGGATATACATTAAAGGATTATTACATAAAAACAGCATACAATTGCTGCAACCCTGGCACATTTAAAAATGATTTTGTCTCAACGTGTGCACTAAAAGATGTATTAAAACAAGGTGTGCGCGGTTTAGATTTTGAAATATTTTCGGTAGATGACCAACCAGTTGTTGCCACTTCTACTGTAGATAACAACCATGTTAAGGAAACTTATAACGTGGTTCCATTTTCTGATGTTATGAATATAGTAACAACTTATGCATTTTCATCTAGTGGCGCACCAAATCCACAAGACCCAATAATATTCCACTTTAGGTTTAAAAGTACAAATCAAAAGATGTATCAGAATTTAGCTAATTTATTAAAAAATTACGACTCTTTCTTTTTAGGACCATCTTCTAGTTATGAAAGTAATGGAAATAATTTTGGCAATAAACCATTATTAGATTTAAGTGGTAAAATAGTTGTTATAGTTGATAAATCAAATAACGCTTTTATGGATACACCTGATTTTTATGAATATGTAAACATGGCGAGTAATTCTATTTTTATGCGAGCATTGCATTATTATGATGTTAAAAATACACCTGATTTAATTGAATTGCAAGATTATAATAAACAAAGTATGAGTATTTCAATGCCTGACATTGGAGCTGACCCACCAAATCCAAGTGCAATTATATGCAGAGAAACCGGATGTCAAATGATTGGAATGATGTATCAGAAAAATGATGTAAATTTGCAGGAAAATAATGCATTTTTTGATAAATGTGGATATGCGTTTTGTTTAAAACCTGAAAAATTAAGATATATTCCAGTTACAATACCTAAACCTCCTCCGGCAAACCCAGCATTGTCATTTGCAACACGAAGCGTTAAAAGCGATTATTATGCATTTAACATTTAACAAAATTACTACATGCTTTTTATAGTAAATTTAATTTAGTTAAAACAGGAATATTTTGATTTAATAAATCTGTATCAGTAACATCATTTATATCAATTTTTTCAAAATCAGAAACACTTCTTATGCGATAAGAATTACTGTCCCCTCTATTACATTTTACATTGTTCCAAAAATTTTGTGATTGACAACAATAGTGATTCATTTTAAAATACGGGTCATTTAATAACATAAAATTATTTTCTTCTTCATATTTGTTAATAAATGTTGCATGGTGAACGTTAAGGCTATTAAATTTATAATTGCAATTTATAAAATATTTTCTATTTCCGGGATTTGTTGTTGGAGAATCTATTGAACGTTTTATAAAACTATTAACAATTGATTTCGGTTGTTCTTCATAACCAGATGACCCAAATATTGTATGTTCTATTTGTATTTGTCCAATATGTGAGCATTGGTCCAATATATTTAATAAGTTTTCATTCATAGGAGACCAAACATATTCATCCATGTCTACAATAAGAAGCCATTTTGTTTCATTTACCAATGGAAGTATATAATGATTATACATGTCGCGTTGTCTTCCAAAATATTTATCCCATTTTGCATCAAATAATGTTACAACACCATTTTTAATATAAGGTTCTAAAAGTTTGCACGATGAATCGTCACTGTCGTCATTTATAAGATAAAAATGTTCTACACCATGATGTAAATAATGTTCTATCCATTCAACAATAGAGTGTTCTTCATTGCGAAATAAACATCCAACTGATAATTTGTGCATTAGTTAAAATTATGTAAAATATTTTTATATAATTTTAATAATTATAATTATAATTTATATATGTATAAAATAAAATAATACAATATTATATGTCAATGATAAGAAAAAATCCAAATAACAAATCTAGTAAAAATACCAAAAATACCAGAAATAACAAAACTAACAAGAATAAATTTTCAATATGTAAAAGTAGATATGCGTTATGTACATCGGCGCCATGTAGAAAAATTAAAAATAAACCAGGAAAGACAACTTGTAAATGTTCAGTACAAAACGGATATAATTTTGCTACAAAATCATGTAATAAATTAAAAGCGCATAAAACAAAATCTGGCACGCGTCGTATTTATTCTACTTTTTCTATAAATGAAATGAAGAAAGATGGTAAAAGAATAACAGAGTGTCCAAATAAATATGAATGGTCAAATTGTTTAAATCATAAATGTATTATTGACCCAAAAAATTCAAAAAAAGCAATTTGTGAATGTAGTTTAGTAAAGTCTAATAAAAATTGGTTCACAATGGGTGCAAATAATAATAAGAAATTTTGCGGAAAAAGTAAATGGTCTGGAGCGCATAAAGCTGATTTTTATGCAACAAGAAAATTTTGGAATGAATATTTTATAAAAAAGGCAAACCGCAAAGAAAATATAATTGGAAATCCAGATGATTTTATTAATAAATAACAATATGTATTTTTGTATTTTTTCTTTTACTAATATAAGACTATTAAATGAAAACTATATGTGATAAATCAATGAGTTTTCAAGAATGTGAATTAGCAATATTAAGAAGTGCGGTAGATAAAGCTGAGGAAAAATCAGGAAGGGCTGTTGCAACTTCAGAAGAAGTTAAAAAGATAATTAATATTGTAGAAAATTTTATTAGACGCAAAAAAGTAATATGTTATGGCGGAACTGCAATTAATAATATTTTACCAAAACAAGACCAATTTTACAACACTGAAGTAGAAATTCCTGACTATGATTTTTTCTCACCAAATGCGTTAAATGACAGTAAGGAATTGACAGACGATTATATAGATGCTGGATTTTTAGAAGTAGAAGCGAAATCAGGGCAACACAAGGGAACATATAAAGTATTTGTTAATTTTATGCCGGTTGCCGACATAACTTTTTTACATAAAGAAATTTATAGAGCAATAAAACAAGAAGCAATTAAGATAGATGGTATTTTATATGCTCCTCCAAATTATTTGAGAATGTCAATGTATTTAGAGTTGTCTCGCCCAGCAGGAGATGTTTCAAGATGGGAAAAAGTTTTAAAACGCCTGACACTTCTCAATAAAAATTATCCGTTAAAATCCGAACATTGCAATAATATAGAACCATTTCAGAGAGAAATGATAAATAAAACAGACGAAGAAAAAATATTTGAAATTGCAAGAAATTCATTCATAAATCAAGGTGTTGTTTTTTTTGGGGGATACGCTATAAGCCTTTACTTACATTATATGCCAAAACAATTGCAAAAAAAATTGGGAAAAATTCCTGATTTTGATGTGCTATCAGAAGATCCAAAAAAAACTGCAGAAATTTTAAAAGAAAGGCTAAAAGACGCCGGATACAAAACAGTTAAAATTGTTAAACGTAAGGAAATCGGTGAAATAGTTGCACCCCATTATCAGATATTAATTGGTTCTGATACCATAGCATTTATTTATAAACCTATTGCGTGCCATAGTTATAACGTAATAAATATTGATAAACAACAAGTTAAAATAGCAACCATTGACACAATGTTGAGTTTTTATTTGGCATTTTTATATTCTGACCGTAATTATTATGACACAGAGAGAATTGTTTGCATGGCTCAATTTCTTTTTGAAGTACAGCAAAGAAATAGGCTCCAACAAAAGGGGCTTTTGAGGCGATTTAGTATAAATTGTTACGGACATCAACAAACGGTAGAAGAAATGAGAGCTGAAAAAGCAGACAAATTTAAAGAACTAAAGGAAAATAAAAACAGAAATAATTCTGAATTTCAAGAGTGGTTTTTACGTTATAGACCG